GTGACTTAGTTAGTAAATTATTTATACAAAAATCTTGTACAGCGGATGACGATTTTAATCTGACTAATCCAGGTTATACAATAATGGAAAATATAGAAATTGAAATTGGCGGAGAACGTATTGATAGACAAACTGGAAATTTTATGGCTAATTATGCTGAATTAACAGAACCTAATCCGACTGGGCGGGATGCTGATTCTGATACCGATTTTACAACCGCACGAGTCAGGGCAGGCCCGGGCGGCACTTTATTCCAAATGACTACATTAGCAGGAGGGGTATTGGATAATGGGGCTTTGAGAGCTGCTCAGCATATATTGGTTCCATTACAATTCTGGTTTTGTCGTAATCCAGGTCTTGCTTTACCTCTTATTGCACTTCAGTATCATGAAGTGAAAATTATTATAAATTGGACCAGTGTTGCAAACGCAAACGCCGCCACCGAGGCCCCAACATTATGGGCTGACTATATTTATTTAGATACAGATGAACGTAGAAGATTTGCCCAAGAATCACATGAATATCTTATTGAACAAGTCCAACATCAATCCTTAAATAACACTAATACAAATAAAAAATTATATTTTAATCATAATATTAAAGAACTTATTTGGACTGGTGCAGTAACAGCAGGACGACCAGCTGTTTTAGCCGGAACTTATAAACTTCAATTTAATGGTCATGATAGATTTGAAGCCAGAAATTTTACATATTTCACAAGAACACAAGTATGGCAACATCACACTGGATATGGTGGTGTCTCAAGAAAAGATGGTATTGCTGTCTACTCTTTTGCCTTAAAACCTGAAGAACACCAACCATCAGGAACATGTAATTTTTCAAGAATTGATAATGCTAAATTAATCCAAGGAACAGGCGCAGCTATTGAAGTATATGCTATTAATTATAATGTTCTTAGAATTATGAGTGGCATGGGTGGTTTGGCTTATTCCAACTAATAAATTTTTTATAAAAACTTAAACCAAATAAACTTATTAGAAAGAAGTTTAGACCTAGAAACTTTTAATTAGAAAATAATTTTAATATTTTTTTCTTTGTATATTATAAAATGGGAGGAGGATTAATGCAATTAGTAGCTTATGGAGCTCAAGATATATATCTTACTGGAAATCCACAAATTACCTTTTTCAAAGTTGTATACAGAAGACACACTAACTTTTCAATGGAATCTATAAAACAAATATTTAATGGATCAATAGGACTTAATAGCACAGTTTCAGCCAACATTTCAAGAAATGGTGATTTAGTTTCAAATATGTATATTGAAACAACAATCGATGCAGCAGCAACTACTATTTGTTCTAATTATGGTAGTGCATTATTAAAAGAAGTTGAGATTGAAATTGGGGGGCAAATAATAGATAAACATTATGGACATTGGTTAGAAACTTGGGCTCAATTAACTGAACCAAATCCATTTGGCGATATGCTTCAGTTACCTGCAGGAGGAAATAGATCAATGGTTAATTTCGTCATATTAGGGGATGGCTCTATTAATACCAATGAAGGAACTCTATTTCAAATGACTACATGTATGGGAGGTGTTTTGGCGGATGACACCACTACAACAGAAAGAATGTTTATTCCACTTCAATTTTGGTTTTGTAGAAATCCAGGATTAGCTTTACCATTAATTGCACTTCAGTATCATGAAGTGAAAGTTAAAATTACAACAGACACACAAGCCAATATATCAACAGGCAACACTCTTACTCTTGGTGATTTCAATTTATGGGTTGACTATATTTATTTAGATACAGATGAACGTAAAAGATTTGCTCAAACATCACATGAATATTTAATTGAACAACTTCAAATGCAAGAAGAACCTACTGGTAAAACAGTATCAGAATTAAATTTTAATCATCCAATCAAAGAATTAATCTGGGCTGGAAAGTGGAATGGCACTCCTAGTAATACAAGTGGCCCATCAACTCCAAGAGCATTACAGAGTGATGCTACAGACACAGCTAAATTAGAATTAAACGGACATGATCGTTTTGCTGCACGACACACACATTATTTTACAAGATCACAAGTACTTCAATATCATTCTGGGTTTGGTGGTGTTAATAATGTAGATTCTATTGCTGTTTACTCTTTTGCCTTAAAACCAGAAGAACATCAACCATCAGGAACATGTAATTTCTCAAGAATTGATAATGCTAAATTAATTTTTAGTGACACACCGGATGCTGGTACAGGGTATTATATCTATGCTATAAACTACAACATTCTACGAATAATGAGTGGTATGGGTGGATTGGCTTATTCCAACTAAACTTTATTAAAAAGAAAATTTAAACAAAACAAATCTAAAACTGATTATTTATTTTAATCTATTATTAAAATTACAATTAACAAATAATTTTAATATTTTTTTCTTTGTATATATAAATGGGGGGAGGTTTGATACAATTAGTAGCTTATGGAGCTCAAGATATATATCTTACTGGAAATCCACAAATTACCTTTTTTAAGGTAGTATACAGAAGACACACTAACTTTTCAATTGAGTCTATCAAACAAGTATTTCATGAAAACATTGGTTATGGTAAGAAAGGAACTGTTACTATTTCAAGAAAAGGAGATTTACTTTCAAGATTATATGTTGAACAAAATATGACTTTTCTTAACACCGGCGGTTTAGCTCTTCATTCCGATTTTGCTAATAACTATGGTCATGCTTTAATTAGAACATGTGAATTAGAGATTGGAGGAGAAAGAATTGATAAACATTACGGTAGATGGATGCAAATCTGGTCTGATTTAACTGAATATAATCCAACAGGAGCATCTGCACAGCCAATCCTCAACACCATCAATGGTCCTGGAGAAGGACTAAATGATACATTATTTCATAGAATGACTGGAACTGGACGCGGCGCCACTAATATTGAAAATATGGCCCCGTTGCAACAAAAAACAATATTTATTCCTCTTCAATTTTGGTTTTGTAGAAACCCAGGATTAGCATTACCACTTATTGCTCTTCAATATCATGAAGTTAAGGTAAAAATTCAATTTGAAGATGAATTTAAAATTATATCAAATGCCGATGTCCCTGGAGGGGAATCACTACTGAGCGCATCATTATTTGATTTATGGGCTGATTATATCTATTTAGATACCGATGAACGTAGAAGATTTGCTCAAGGATCTCATGAATACTTAATTGAACAACTTCAATACCAAAATACATCTTATGTAAATGGAACAAAAAATATTGATTTATTCTTTAATCATCCTGTTAAAGAATTAGTATGGCAATTTAGTAATACTGCATGTGAAGTTATTTTACAACATGAGCGAGGCGCCGGTGAGTTTATCCCCGCTGAAGGTGAACACAGCACATTAGCCGCTGGTATGGATTTAACTGCTGGAGAATTTAAATTAGTACTTAATGGTCATGATAGATTTGAAGCTAGAGATTTTAGATATTTCACAAGATCACAAGTACTTCAATATCATACTGGATTCGGTGGAACAGCAGCAAGAGATTCTATTGCTATTTATTCTTTTGCCTTAAAACCAGAAGAACATCAACCATCAGGAACATGTAATTTCTCAAGAATTGATAATGCACAATTACAAATTACAACAGGATGCACAACTTTAGGGGGTGCCGATGGGACACGGAAACCAGGAGGGCGATTGACTGATTTTACAACATGCCACATATATGCCGTAAACTATAATGTTCTTAGAATCATGAGTGGTATGGCTGGATTAGCTTTTTCTAACTAAACTTTTTTTCTAATAAACTTTTTAGAAAAAAGTTTAAATATACTATAATAAATTATAAATCTAATAGCCTATTCAACAGAACTTTTAGCCCACTATTTAAAATATACTATAATATTACATCTTTTATCCATTCTTTTACATGTTTTTTGGAATGAATAATTTTTTAGCTTATACCTATGTATTAATATTAGTTTTTATAAGAGTTTCAAAAAAAATTAAAATGAACACAAAGAAAAAAATACTAAAAATATTTCTTAATAAGTAGAGAATTTATAAAGTTTAAGAAATATTATGATGACTCGGATAAGGATATGGTAGAGAATTTAAAGAAGGATTGTGAGTTATTATTATTAAATAATAGGGATTAAAAGTGTTGTAGT